AGGCGAGGGTATCTATGCGATGCCCGAAGTCGGAGCCAAGGTGAAGTGCTGCATGCCGAGCGACGGGGCTCCATTCATCATGGGGTTCTGTACGACCTTCGAGCGAGAGGGGCAGCCTCCCGAGGACGAGGGGGCAACGACCACTCAACCGTCTGTGGAGACGAGCTCAGATGCTGAGAGTGAGGAGGGGCCGCCGGTCGAAGTCACCTATCGGTCGGGGCGTCCCTACCTCCAGCAGGGCGACATTATGCTTCGCTGCCGTGACGGCAACCAGATCTGGTTGCATCGGGGTGGCGTCGTGGAGATCGGTTCTACTTGGTTGAGCAAGAGGTTCTACATCCCAGTGGCCAATACGATCAGGGACGTGGCCGAGAACTGGGAGGCGCTTACTCTGGCTGGCGACATGATGTGGTCGGTGGAACGGTCAGATCGGTCTCCCAGTGCGGACGCTGATGCTCAGTTCACCTTGCTCGCCAAGAACTACGCCCAGGATGAGTTCTACACCGTGGAAGTCCGAGCCGGCCACGTCGACGACGACAAGCGGTTTCAGATGACGGTGGCCCCCAACGTCATCAAGAGTGACGGAACCTTCGACGGCGGAGGCTCTCCGGTCTACACCTACTGGATCGATCAAGAGGGCAACATCGATCTGTTCGTGAAGAAGGACGCGAACATTCTCATCGAAGGTGAGCTCACCGAGCAGGTGAACGGGAGTGCTGAGTACACCTACGGATCGGGAAGGACAATCAACGTCACAGGTGATGACGAGACAACGGTTTCCGGTCAGCTCAAGATGGGCGCAGCCAACGCCGAGATGAGAATGAATGGGAGCTTCAAAGTGATCAGCCCGACTGTTCAGCTCGGTAGTGCGAGCGCGGGAACGCCGGTTGTGCTGGCCACCCCACAGGTGATCGCCTTCTTCCTGTCCCACACGCACACTGTGGTAGGGTCAAGTACGTTGGGACCAACCCCACCCGTGACAAGCCCGGGTGCCCGAAAGGTCTTCGGTGAGTGATGGCTCTTGATCCAACCAGGCTCGAGACGAGATTCATCTCGCTCTTCCGGTCCATCACCAGACAGTTGTATCCTGATGTAGTAAAGAACGTGCGTGTCCGCGAGGTCAAGCAGGATGACGGCACCATGCGGTCCGAGGTTTCTGAGGAGCGCGGACCGTTGGAAATAGATGAGCAAGCACTGGTTCCACTGGCTCGGGCAATGGCCCAGGCCGTTTGCGAAGAAATCGCCGCTGGCGCGGAGGTCGCTGACACCGATCCCACGAACGGCGGAACGTGGAGGGTATCATGAACGAGCCGCTGTACTTCGAGGTGAAGCCGCCGGCCGTCGAGAAGCTCGCCTTCGAGGCTCGGCTCTCGGACAACGCAGACACATGGCCGAGGGAGGTCTACGACGAGCTCCTGAAGCAGAACCCGTTCCTGGGGGTCTATGACATCAGTCCGATCATGACTGAGGTCAACGGTGACCGCGGAACAGGCATCGGGTACTTCCAGGTCACGAACAAGTCCGCCACGGCAGCACTCGGGCCAGGCGGAAATGCGATGCGGGCCATCCAAGGCGTCAAGACCATCAAGGTCCCAATCGTGATCAAGGACTCGAAGCTCTGTCCGCTGGACATCATGATGGTCGACCAGCCCGGCGCAGAGGGCAAGGCGTACCCGCTCAACGAGCGTCGTGTGCGTGAGGCGATGCACCGTCCGCAGCTCTTCGACGCAGTCAAGAAGACCCCGGGTGATGTCTCCATCGTCGATCAGATGTACCCGCCCACCGCAAGGCAGCGAGGTCTCCAGGCGGGCCAGGTCGTCGATGCTCCCCAGACCAAGATCAGCTCTCTTCAGCCGCAGTTCCTACTCGAGGCCATCGCTCCGACCATCCTTCAGGGTGACTTGGAGAAGTTCGCCTCCGAGCTGGAGAACGATGATCAGCTGACCGCAGCCCTGACCCACAACGAAGCCACTCTTCCGGCTCTCCAGTTCCTCGGCGGAGTTGAGACGGTGACGGCCGAGGATGTCGAGAAGTTGGCGTCGGCTCATCGTGTCCCCAACGTCATCCAGGTGAGTCGTGATGGGGAGCGGTATCTCCTCAAGATGGCCAAGAGCGACGAGTTCGATCCCGATGTCATCGAGGCCGATCGCCCGACGATGGCCGAGATGGCGGGTGAGGACATGGTCGAAGCGGCGGACGCCAACGGGGCCAAGACCGTCACCACCGATCCCGTTGTCCGCGACAAGCTCGAAGACGATGAGGTCTCGGTCGTCGAGCGGTTTGGCCAGTACAAGGTCAAGACCTCGGACGGCAAGGAGCTCCTGGGTTGGGTCTTCCCGGTTGTTCTCGACTTCGACGGGACTGCCCTGACCATGACCCTCTTCACCAACGGCTCCAACTCAGCGGTGCAGTCGCAGATCGCCGGGAGCCTCGTGGGCAAGGGGGCGAACATCATCCGAGGCAAGCCCGAGGGCTACGGCTTCTTCTATCGGGTGACCGCCAGCGGAAGCGTCATCGCCTTCATCCCGACCGAGATCACCGGCAAGATGGCGGACGAGGGTGGCGAAGGCTACATGGCGAAGACCATGATGGACGAGCCTGTCACCATCCGCTTCGCTCCAGGGCTTCGCGAGATTGCGCGCACGGGTGAGGGAGAGGTCACGCTGCCGACGGACGTTCGGTGGGCACCGCTGGCAGACGCAGTTCCGCTGCTCGAGGACCCCAGCACCTTCGCCAAGGTAGCGGCGCTGAAGGACATCAACAACACCGTCAGGATCATCTCGGACCGCACCACTTGGTCCTTCCAGGGCGGGGCCGGTCTCAACAAGGTCGCCCACCGCTGGCGAGAGGGTCTGACCGGAGAGAACGCCATGTTCATGGCGTGCTGCCTCGGCATGGACGAGGTGACGGCTGCGCGTGCCCTGGTCAAGGCGGCCAATGACGGGTCGCACGAGGTCCGGGGGTGCCGTCCCATCGGTCTGCGCCAGGAGAAGCTGGCCTCGGCCCGCGAACACGCTCGGGAGCTCTGGGATGCTCTGCCTCCCCGTCACATCCTCCTCAAGGAAGCTGCTGGGCTCCAGGACCTGTCCACGGTGGATCACATCCTCTCCATTGGGTTCCTGAACCCGGAGAACGTCCGGCACTTCATCAAGCATCTTCCGAAGCTGGATGACAGCTCGAGTCGTCTCGCCGAGCTTCTGGGTGCTGTGCGGATGGGACTCGCCGACCCGCCCGAGGACTCCGTCAAGAGTGCGATGGAGCGCCTCGAAGAGGTGATCGAGGGGTTGCAGAAGCTGGTACATCGGTCCACTATGGAGAAGTCAAGTTCGGATCGTCGGAAGGCGGCGATCAGGAGACTTCTTCGGAGTGGATAGTGAAGGCGCACCCTGCGATCTACTGGGCCAAGTTCTATCTGACGAGGCGATCTCATACTTACGATGGAGTGGCCCAGCTTCTGTCCGTCTCCCAACTGGGAGGACTCAACGCCGATGAGCTGCGTGACATCGACGCTGAGATGGACTACCCACGCCCATTCAACCCCCATAACCTGAGAGATCGAGAGTCCCAGCGTTTCCTCCGCAAGGAGGGTGTGTACGAGGCCTGGCGGAATGGCCCGGACATGCAGAAGGCGCTGGAGATCCTCGCGACGGACAAGCTCCGTCAGCTTATAGAGACCTACATCTTGTCGCCGATCAGGCCGGACCAGGCAGTCCGGAAGCTCAAGCGGGAGTTCCCGCTGGCGAAGGTGACGGTGAAGGCCTACGAACTCTTCCAGCACTACTTCTGGAACAGAGAGCTGATGACCTCTCTCCAGTGGGGGAAGTTCGTCGAAGATCGACGGGCGGACAACGATCAATGGACCCAGCTCGCTCTGAACTCGAGCGGGCCGGGTGGTGTTCAGGCTGTGCTGTGGAAGACAGGCACGGGCCCACTACGAGGTGTCGAGACCAACCGAGCGTTCACCGACGCCCGCAACATCGCCTACATGATGATCATGCAGATCGCGATGGAGCCCCCCAGTCGGTATCACTCGGAGATGCTGCTCAACTACCTGCGTGCGATGAAGATGGCGCAGGAAGGAATCGACGCGAGCAGCGACGCGATCCGGGATGTGGTTCAGGCGTTCAGTGCGTTCAAGATGAGGCACGCCGAGATTCAGACGCCATCGGTGCAGCAGCTTTCCGGCGGCAACGTGTCTGAGGCCGAAGGCGGAGAAGGTGCAGAGGAGAAGATCGAATATGACTAGGCTGTTCGATGGGAGGATCAGGAGCGATGCAGAAGCGGAGGACCACCTCAAGGAGCATGGCGGGGAAGCACGTGAGATGTTCAACCGCAACTACTTCGGCCAGGCCGGGTTGGGCCTCGCGGGAGTGGATATGAAGAACGTCGCCCTCCAGTCCTTCGACGCGGAGTTCCTCATCAAAGGGAACAACTTGATCTTCCACTTCTACCCCAAGACCGGGCAGTCGTTCCCGGAAGATTTCCGCAGTCGAGTGTGGCGGGCGATGATCCGCGCCTTCCGCCTCGAGCGCCGCCACGAGCAGGTCGAAATCGACTGGGTTGCTGAGGTGGGGAGCTGGTGCGTTACAATCAAGGACATCGCGGTCATCACGCCGCCCGAGGATGAGCTCGTAGTAGCGGCGCTGACCTATGTGGAGAACCCCGATGAAACCACGGAACCCCGGTAAGCAGGAGAAGCGATCTAACATGGCCGGAACAGGCTATGGTCCCGGATCCCCCTCATCAGCTGTCGCCAACCTCACCCCGCAGGTGCAGGCGACCAAGATGCCGACCCAGCCCGGCCAGATGACTCAGCCGCCGACTGCCGCACCGACCATGCCCAAGGTGGCCATGGTGCGGTTCGTCGCTTTCGTCGACGAGTTCGAGAAGATCGCCAGAGTGAAGCCGCCGTTCATGAGCCGCGTCAAGGAGTTCGTCAACGAGGGTATGCAGAAGGGCTTCATCTTCGACAAGGGTCACATCAAGGACGTGCGGAGGCGACACGGCAGCATCCGCGCCTACTTGAAGAGTCCCGAGTCCCGCCTCCCCCACGAGCGGTGGATGAAGACATGATCAATCTACGTTCGTTCGCAGATGAGCTCGAGAAGATCGCGACCAGCCGCTGGAAAGCGGCGATAAGGGCGGGCGAGATAGGTGCCGGTGAGGTCAAGAGATTGCGGAAGGCGGATCTCTTGAATTACTCACGAGAGATATCTGGTCTGAACGTCGGCACGAAGAACATTGCCAAGAAATTGGGGATCGAGGTGAAGGACCTCTCCAAGATGCCCAAGCCGAGAAAGAGGGTGTCGTCCAAGGAATTCCAGAACGTGTTGTCCGGTGAAGCGGAAACGGTTTCTCCGGCCATGGCCAGTCAACTGGCTCAAGGGGGTGGGGGATACGCGGCCTATCCTCAAGGACGTGTGGCCGTCGTCGGCGGACCCGGCTCTGAGAGATTCCTCCAAGGGACCAAGGGTGATGTGAGGTCGGGGCTCGACGCTTTGGCTAGAAGGCACGAGATCGATGAGCTGAGATCCGCGATCAAACGCGGCGTGGACAGACCAGTAAGTGAGATCGAGGGTCGGCCGATGTTTCAGGTCTCAGCCTCAATAAAGCCGACCGCAGCGCAGAAGAAGAAGATCGAGAGTGCTGCAAAGAAAGCGGAGTCTCGAGGCCGCACAGATGTGGCGGAAGAGATGAGGAAGACCATCACCGAGGGCGTCCCATATTCCCAGCTCGGATCACATATCAGCCCAGATGTGATCTTGCGGGAAAGTTATAATGTGGCCACCCTTCCTCCGGGAGTCAGGAGCGGCATCTCCAAGAACCGTATGGGGGAGTCTATGGCCTTGCGGCCTCATGGTCTCACTTATGGTACGGCGATCTCACCGCAGGCCCGCCGAAGGATACTGAAGTCATTCGAGCGTGGTGAGCTCTCGGCCAACGTGCAACTCAACAAGAGCCAACTGGCGGCGTTGGATAAAAGACTGCGGGGAGGGTGATGCCTGCCTGGATCGATCAGAGGGCCAAGCACATCCGGGAGAAGAACCCGGACATGGACGAGAGCACCTCGTGGGCCATCGCCACCCAGCAGGCCCACAAGCTCGGCAAGACCCCGAAGAACTACGGCACCGCCGAGGGGAAGCGGGAGGCGAAGGTGAAGTACGACAAGCCTCGGAAGGAGTACCGGAAGACGGCTGAGGACAAGACCGTCCGCATGCTCTCTCCAGACTACGTCGAGCGGGTTGGGAGCACGCAGCAGAAGGTTGCTCCTCACGTCGTCGGTGGGTTCATGGGGGTGCCGCTGGGAGTAATGGGCGGAGCCGCTGGTGATCTGATTCGAGGTCCTGCAAGCCGATCCAAGTTGCCAGTGGCTGCTGGGGCTGCTCTTGGGGCTGCTGCCGGCTACGGCCTCGGTCGTCTCGCGTGGCATCGGCAGGCTGGTGGTCGCAACTTCGGGAAGGGTGAGAGGCGTGCAGCTCTTCGTGCTATCCGCGAGGCAAAGAGGCAAGGCTACACGCCCATCCTCGTCGACAAGCGGCGTGATGCGGAGTTCGACAAGATCAAGGACATCCTCCGGAAGAAGGCGTCGGCGTCTCTTGTCAAGATGGCGGCCTTCACTGATGAGCTCGAGCAGTTGATGATCAGCTAAGGAAGAGTGACCACGGAAACCGTGGCCACCCTATCGGGGTGGGGCGACGAAGTAGATCCTCATCTCACCATGCCCGTCGGGCATGATGAACCAATCGCCGAAATCTCGGTGCTTCCCGTTCATGGTCGGAACCAATTCCGGATCGGCACCAGCAGCATCGGCTGCGGCGAGGATCACGTCCATCATATCGAGGCCGGTCTCCCTCGAGGGGAGCTTGCGCATGGCGGGGTTCGGGACCTCGTCCGGAAAGAACATCCGGTACGAGACCTGAATCACCCGCCCATCATGCTTGGGGACATCGGCGATCTCTCGGTGGGCTCCGAAGAGACTGCCCGGTTCCAGCCGGAACTCGTCCTCGTACACGACGTTGAACTGGCGGATGACGTCGTCCAACCAGTCAAATGCACCGGGGTTGGCGATGCGTTCGAGGGACACAGTGAACCTCCCGTTGGGGCACGTCCGACACCACGCCACATGAGTAGCGTCTGTCTTCTTGTTCCACATACAGGATGTTCGCATGACCATGCGCACATCACCAGCGTTGATCTTACGCTGCGCGTCCTTGACACCTTTGGGTGGCTTTTCGGTGTCAGCGGGGCACAGCACCCACAACCCCTTCTGCTCGGCATACCAAGGGGAGACCTTGGCGCGCTTCGCCTTGCGCTTAGGGTCGTCGGCCACGACTACTCGTCATCCTCCCAGTCGAAGAGCTCCTCCCCATCCTCCCAGTCGTCCTCGTCAGAGTCGTCCTCGTCGTCGAACCAGAACTCGGCGATGCGCTCTCGCGCCGCCTCGTCCTTGATCTTCGAGATTTCCTTCTCGTCGGAGTCGCTGGTGATGGCGATGGATTCCCAACCCGGAGATCCGCTGAGGCCGCCGAGCTTCAGCGTGTCGTTGAGGGCACGCTTGACGAAGCTCACCGGCACCCCACCTCGGCGATCCAGATCGTAGCCGAGCCGTTCGATCACCGAGCGGAGTTCTCCGTCCACGTCGATGTCTTCGGCCAACAGCTTGACCGCCGTCATCGCCGAGCGGCCGTCGGGGTCTCCCTCGATGTACACCGGTCTCCACATCGAGTGCGGCTTCCCCTTCGGGGGAAGCGCGCCGAACGAGGCGTACTCCGTCGCGCCGAGGACGAGCCCCAACCCGTGGGTCGGGACCCCGACGTACCCTTTGCCGTTGCGGCGGGGGAGCTGAGCGATCGGCCCCTTGAGCTCGCAGTTGTAGACTACGAGCAGGTCAGGCCTGGCGACGATCTTGGTCCCCACCGTGACCACCGCCCAGGAGAAGCCCTGGAGATTGGCGATGTTGTTCCAGACGACGTCACCCACGGCGACGTCCCCCTGGCGCTTCCGCCCCTTGGCCGGGAGGTCCGCGTAGGCCTTCATCCGCTCGGCGAACTGCTCGAGCCCATCGCGACCGAGCTCGAGCAGCTTCTGCCTTGCGTCCTCCAGACCGATCCCCGCCTTCCTCGCCTTACGGACGGCGGTCAGAGACTTCTTGAATTCCGCCTCCCCTTGCTTGAGCAGTCGCTTGCTGAGCTTCTTGGAAAAGCCCAGCTTGGCGGCCGCCTTCAGTGGATCACTTTTGGCCTTGGGCTTTGCGCCTTCGGCCTTCTCTGATACCTGAGCCATGTGCACCTCCTAATGTGCTTGAACTCGCCACCCACTATCAAAGCTCTTATAGCCTCTGGCACTGATCGAATTGTGGTGATACGGTTGAGGCGGTATGGCAGCCGCAACAGAACCAATCGGCGACTTCTATGTCGACGCACACCAAACGATCTCTGAGCAAGTTCTCGAGCAGGATCTGGAGGACGAGATCGATCGGCTCATGCGCCTCGAGGAGGAAGAGGAAGCAGAGATCGAAGCGATCATGGAGGATGATCTCGAAGGCCTAGCCAAGAAGAAGCAGGTCGAGGTCACACCTTCAGACTTCACAGAATTCGCGATTCGTATCCCGGTTGCCGGCGCACTCGAGCATTTCGACTTTGCCGAGAGGCGGTACCTCAAGCCGGTCTACAACACACCGGCCCGAAGGACACTCCTGAAGTGTGCTCGCCAGACCGAGAAGTCCACCACGCTCGGCAACAAGTCGATCGCCTACTGCGGGATCAACTACAACTTCAAGGTCCTCTACGTCAGCTCGACGGCGACGCAGGCCCAGGTCTTCTCAGTCGACCGCATCAAGGAGCCGCTGGACATCTCTCCAGAGATGGGCTTCCTGATCGACAGGGGTCTGAACCAGAACGTCTTCTTCAAGCAGTTCCGCAATCGTTCTCAGATTCGTGTTCGGTACGCCTTCCTCAACGCCGACCGCACACGCGGTATCCCGGCGGACATGATCCTGATCGACGAGATCCAGGACATCATCTTCGCCAACGTGCCGGTCATCGAGCAGTGCGCGTCCCACTCGGCCTGGAAGCTCTACTGCTACTCCGGCACGCCGAAGTCCCTGGACAACACGATCGAGAAGTACTGGGCAAACTACTCCACCCAGAATGAGTGGCTCGTTCCTTGTGAGCGGCATGGCCTGCCGAAGAAGCCCCACACGTGGTTCTGGAACATCCTCGGGATGAAGAACATCGGGAAGGACGGCCTCGTCTGCGCGAAGTGCGGCGAACCGATCGACCCGATGCACCCGATGGCGAGGTGGGCGGCCAGGAACCCAGTCACCGAAGAGAACGCTCACATCGTCACGTTCGAGGGCTTCCGCATTCCCCAGTTGATGGTCCCCTGGATCAACTGGCAGGACGATGTTCTCATGGCGCTGGAGCGGTACGACACCGCTCAGTTCTACAACGAGGTCCTGGGGCTCTCCTACGACTCTGGTGTTCGGCCGCTGACCAGAGCCCAGGTGAAAGCGTGTTGCCGAGATGAGATCCGTCTGAGCGACGTGATCGAGAACGCGCGGAAGTGTCACGGCGGCTGCTACGTCGGCATCGACTGGGGTACTGGGGAGCAGGATAGCTACACGGTCCTCTCGCTCGGCGGCTACATGGGCGGGGAGTTTCAGATCTTCTACACTCACCGTTTCGTCGGCGAAGATCTCCAGCCCCGACGCCAGCTCGAGATGATTGCCAAGCTCCTCGTGTCGATCCCCTTCAAGTTGATCGGTGCGGACTACGGCGGCGGCTTCGACCGCAACGACTTCCTCATGCGGAACTTCGGGACACTCAAGCTGGCCAAGTACCAGTATGCGGGCAGCCCGAAGGCGAAGGTGAAGTGGCAGGCCCAGCTCGGCCGGTTCATCCTCCACCGCACGGAGATCATGAGCGACATCTTCAACGCGATGAAGTACAAGAAGATCTGGCTGCCGAACTGGGCGGACATGTTCACGCCCTACGCCGAGGACATGCTCAACATCTTCTCGGAGTTCAACAAGCAGCTCAACATGATCCAGTACAAGCTCAGCCCCGGGAAGAGCGACGACACCTTCCACTCGGTGCTGTACTGTTTCTTGGTCTCGATGCTCGACAAGCCCAGGCCCGACATCATCATCCCGATGCACGAAGGCCACGTCGACTTCGCCCGCGCCGCATGACCACGTAAGAGGAAGCGACTCGAGATCGCCGCCTCCCGGATTCCATCGGCCCTTTCGGGCGGGGATGTCCGGGAGGCGGCGTCAGTGAGCTTCGGCGGCGTCAGCGGGCGCGGGCGCGAGCGCCCTTCCTCTTCGCCGGCTTCTTCTTCGCCGGCTTCTCGTCCTCGTCGCCCTCGTCGTCCTCGTCGTCGCGGTCCTCACCCATCAGGGAGGTCCGCACCTCGGAGACGAGCTCGCGGACGTCGATGGACCCGGCCTGCTCGACGATGTCCTCCACCTCCTCGAAGGCGTCATCGAGGGACTCGATGAGGGCCTCGCCCTGGCGGTGGATGGTCGACTCGAGGTCGTGGGCGTCGATGGCTCCGTCCACGACGCCGCACACGAGACCGACGCCGGCCCCGACGCCGACGCTGACGCCGAGGTCCGTGCCCATCGTGAGGGAGACGGCTGCGCCGCCGCCCGCGCCTGCGGCCGCGCCTTTGCCGCCGCTCTTGACGACCTTCGCGGGATGCTTCTTCACCGAACTGAAGAAGGTCGGCTTCTCGAGCTCGATCCCGGTACGCTTCGACTTCTTGCTCTTCTTACCCTTGGCCATTTTCGCACCTCCATGCACATGGTTTCTGAACCGCGATGGCCATACCCACCAAACTAGGTGGTCCGCGGTTCAATGATCTTATATACAGAGAGGTGCGATCTTTTGCGGTTTTCAGCGGATCTGGAGGTGTCCGGCGTGTCCGGTCTGCTTCAGCTGCTTGGCGAGGTGATCAAAGAGGTCGATGTCGGTGGCGGCCAGCTTCTGGAGGAGCTTTCGGGAGGGACCAAGCTGGGCAGACTTCTCGACGAACAGGACAGCGATTGTCGCAAGGTTCTTCCGTCCAGTGTAGAGGAGGTCCCGGATCCGCTGGAGGTTGAGCGTCGTCTCGAGCTCGGGGTGCATCCCCACGTAGCGGGTCATCGCCAGGCAGAGCTGATAGAACGTCTGCCACGAGTGGTCCACCTGGAGCAGATCGTTGAGCCTGTCGATCTCCACTTCGGTGATCTTGCAGAACACCTCGCAGAACTTTCCCATCTGCTCCTCGGCCCATACGTCCTCCCCGATCGAATCTCGTGCGTTGTTGTGCAGGTTCAGGAGGTCGGAGTCGGAGATGGATGAGAACCTCGAGGCCTTCAGCCCGTTGACCTCCATGACGAGGTCGAGAGCCATCTCCAGCCTCTCGATCTTTCGTTCGCAGAAGAGCAGCCGCCGGATGAGCTCACCGGGTTCCATCTCCCCAGCGATGTTGAGCCGGTGGATCTCAGCGAGATGCTCCTGGTTCACCTCGACCACGCCGTCATCGTTCGTCCGGCTGGCCATGAGTCCTTGATCGATGAAGTCCTGCACACGGGACACGGAACGCCCCAGGATCTTGGCGGCTTTCTTGATGGTGACGAATTGGGGGTTGCTTCCCATACGATCTCCTATGTGCTAACTTGAATACTAGCACGGCCGGGCGTGTACGCGAGAACCAACAGGAGGCCGGCCATGACGAGGGATCGACACATGATGGGAGCAGGCAGCGCGCACTTCACCCTGGCCGACAGCGGTCATCGGGAAGTGGCCCCCGAGCGGCTTCAGATGCTCGGCAAGAGGGCGAGTGCGCTCTTCGTCGAGAAGGGGATCCCACTGACCGACGCCGTCGTGAACGTCCTCAATGACGAGAGCGGACTCAACAAGCAGCATGTCCATCGGATCACCGAGTTCGCGAACAACTACGCGTTCGAGGACATGTTCAACAAGGAGGCTTCAGATCACCGCGTGATCGACTTTGGTGAGGACGGACCTGCCGACTCGGCTGCCATCCTCAAGGAACTGAACTCGATGGGCAAGGAGCAGATCAAGACGGCCTCAGCGAGGCCATCGGCTCCCCGACGCCGATTCATCCCTGGGCAGGAAAGCGCAGCGGATCGGTACGGGTCCATGTCCAAGACAGCTTCGGCTGGCTCGGAGATGTATCCGTATGTCGATCCGTATCGTGAGCTGGGTGATCTGCGGGCGGATGTCAAGCGTGCCCACGAGGAGATGCTCACCAAGGTCGCTGACAGTGGGATGGAGTACGAGGCTGCGGCAACGGAGCTCTACTCCCTCACGAAGCAGGCGGTGCTCAGTGGACACTCTCCGGCTGAGATCGCGATCCTCTTCGAGCAGCGTGCTCCGCACCTCACCATGGTGAAGCTCGCGCTGAAGGAAATCGCCACTCGGATGGAGGGAGACAACATCCCCGCCGTCCCGATGCAGAAGGTAGCCGGGAAGCGTGTGGCCAACGCGGACCACCCGCTCCTCCGGTCCTTCGACACGTTCGTGAAGATCGCCGCAAGGTACTTCACGAACATCGCCGCATCCGAAAAGCTCGCGGGCCAGTTCCGCAAGGTGGATCGGAAGCTGCGAGACATGGTTCAATGATCGACGACTTCGAGAAGCTCGCGGCGGTGAGCCTCCTTGTCCGACTGGAGAAGCAGGCTACGGTCGATAGTGCCATCGAGGGCGTAGGCAAAGGAATCAAGGACACAGGCCGCGCCGTCTATCGTGGCATCGGAGCAGCGACGGGCGGCGCGGCTCAACACCTGAAGCAGTTCGGTGTCGGTGGGCGACTTGCTGGTGGGGCCATCAGGTTGGCCCCGTGGGTTCTTGGTGCGGCAGCGGTCAACGAGGCGCTCGGCCGACCAACCCAGAACATCATGAAAGCCAAGCTCCGTGAGTTTCGGGCGAAGCGGCAACAGCAGCAAGCCGTCTATGATCCACGGACCGGGAGGATGTACTGATGGGCAATCCCGTAGACGACTTCCTCGAGATGGAGAAGAAGGGAGCGAACTGGGGCGACGCATTCGCCCGAGTCGGTGCCACTGCTGCGACTGTGGGTGCAGGTATCGTCGCCAACGAGGTGTACGGAGCAGTCAAGGGAGCGATCAGCAAGTCTCGTGGCTTCAAGGCCATGATGAACTACAACCCCAAGCTCCAGAAGCAGGATCGCGCCAAGGTCCAAGCGATCTACAACACGCTCCACAACGCCAGCCCGGATCTCGCTCGTGATCCGTTGGTCGCGAACTCCTGGGTCAACCGGATGATGTACCAGGACGAGTACATCGATCCGAAGACCATGAGCGATCTGACCTCGGCCCAGAAGAACATCTCCCAGGCCCGGAAGATGCCGGACTTCGCCCAGGCCATGCTGACCGCGGACGTCCCGGAGACGTTCGCCCCTGGTCCTCCCAAGGGCGGCTTCGGTGGAGGCAACCAACGACAAAGCGGGCGACCCCCACGGAGAGGTGGGAGCGGTCAGCGTCGTGGTGGTGCTCGTCAGGCCATGGGCGGCCGGTAGCGTAGAGTCTTCCCATGATCACCAAGCAGTGTCAGTTTTCTGGTCGTGATGACCGCGGGGTCCACATCCACCTCGTGCATCCGGGTTACAACAACGATCACTTGATCAAAGCTGCCGCTGCGTCTCCCCCACAACTCGCCCAGATACAGCGACAGCTTCGGTCAATGAGCCGGGCGGATGGCTGGCTCTACACCATGGTCTCGGCGCTGGGCGCGGGAGAGTTCTGGGGATCAAACTCCAACGCCGACTACTTCGGCATGGAACCTCTGCTCCACACCCCTCCAGGGTGGGACATGCTCCCAGCAGACAAGCAGAAGATCATGGGTGCCCGTTGGGAGTGGGGCTATCCGACGTTCTACAACGCCCACGCTTTCCAGCACCACGTGAACAAGGACCCAGCCCGCGCATTCGGCACGGTCGAGTACGTGCTCTGGGATCCCCGCATGAAGCGGGTGTTGCTGATCGTCGGCATCAACCGCGCCAAGGCCAAAGAGCTCGGAGCCATCGGTGTCGTGGACCGTATCGAGAACGGGGAGTATCCCGACGTCTCGATGGGGTGCAAGGTTCCGTTCGATGTGTGCTCGATCTGCGGGGACATGGACCTCATCAGTCCCTACCTGAGCACGCCGAAGCGCATTCTCCAGATGCACAGGCAGCGTCCCATTCGAGGTATCAGCGCCACCACGGCGGAGTACTGCCAGCATCTGAAGTTCGAGCTCAACAAGATCTACCCAGACGGCCGCCGAGTCATGATGTTGAACCTGCACCCCAGGTTCTTCGACATCAGCTTCGTCTTCATTGGAGCGGACAAGACCAGCAAGATGCTCGCGAAGCTGGCACACGGCAAGTGTCCGATCAAGACGGACTCCCCGATCTGCAAGCAGGGTTGCACCTCGTGCAACCCACAGGGCGCGGTTCCTTCTTCTCACATCTACAACGTCTGGAGCCGGGACAAAGCGGCCTACGTGAGCCCTGCTCGAGGAACAACTGGGGAGCCCGTCCCCATCCCTGAGCAGACGACGCCGGAGCCGACCATGGATGCCAGTGAAGCAAGGAAGCTCAAGAAGAAGATCAAGACAGCCGAGGAGCTCTTCGAGGATACTCTCAACGCGCCGCTGGAGAAGACAGCAGCCGCGGTTGACGAGGGCAAGATCAAAGAAGCCTTCGGCATCGAGGACTTCGACATCGACCCGGCGGACGAGGATGCCGTGTCCTCCTACTACCGCAAGAAGTACGCTCCCGGCCGACTCATCAAGAAGTCAGAGATCGCCAAGCGAGTGTCCTCGCATTTCGGAGGAAGGGCGCTCCCGCTGATGGAGCGTCGAGAGCGCGACATCCCGTCGGATGTTCAGGACAAGATGTCCGAGGACCTGCCCGGGGCACTCAGCACAGCGGGGAGTCTGGGCATGGTCGTGAAGCCGAAGGAGTTCCAGCGCATGATGCTGATCTCCTGCGGCAAGAAGGACGTCGCCGACGACCTCGAGGCCAAGCGCCTCGTGTTCCGTCCCGGAGCTGCTGCGGATCCCAGCTTCTCCATCGCGGACTCGATAGTCCCCAGGATCCTCAAGTCGCTCCTCCCCATGATGGGAGAGCGCAGCGCCTTCGGTCCGACCCTTCACAAGAGGATCGTGATCACCATCAGCCGGAAAGCTCCCCCGCCCATGGGGCCGAGGGGTTGCGACGGCCCGCTGATGGACAAGCTCAGCAGCGCCTACACCTCCTACCGCCGAGGCCTGATCTACAAAACAGCAGGCCTCGTAAAGCAGGCGGTGGACAGTTACCCAGAGATCTTGCAGCCGATCTTCGGCGGAGATCTCATTCGATCTTTCGGAGGGGGACTTGTCAAGGAGGGGGGCGATGTGATGGAATCATTGATTGGAGGCATTCTTCCAGTGATCTACCTCAACCAGGCCTACACTGATGGGATGGTGTCGAGGTATGTCTCGGAGAATCCTGATCTTGATGGGCTCACTCGGGTGGGTGAGCTCGCAGCTTTCGGTGGGGTGGCGTAGGGCCTACGCGGTTCGAGGATCGACCTCGCCTGCCGGTGTGTGAAGGAACGACAACCCCAAGGAGAAGACAGATGAATCAGTTCCTGGCAGATCAGTACGGCACGGGCGGCGTGGACGAAGACACGGATGCCCTCGAGAAGATGGCCCAGCTCACTCTCCTGGTGAAGGAAGCCGAAGAGAACGACATCGATCTCTCGGAGCTTTCCGAGGAAGAGGCGCTCGAGCTCGCCGACGAGCTCTACGGCGACGAGGAGTACGAGGACGAGGACGACTTCGAGAAGGAGGCCGCGGCCAAGTTCGAGGAGGCCGACTTCCTGGGCCGCGTCATGGCCCACTCCATGTGGCAGGAGCTCGACGAGATCCAGAAGGAAGCCGGCCTCAAGGAGAAGGCCGTGGACCTCGGCCGCCGTGCCTACGGGGCCACTCTGGGTCGCGTCGGCAAGGGCGTGGAGCAGAAGCTCATGAACCGCTACCGCGGTGAGGGGAAGATGCCCACCAAGCTCGAGTCTCGCATCATCCAGCGGCTCGGCGGCGTCAAGCGGAAGTACCGCGGCAAGAAGATCACGGACGACAACTACGAGCAGTGGGCCGGTTCTCGCAAGGTCCGGCGCGGCATGAAGCGTGGTGCGCACCGCTTGGAGCGCGCGGGCCGCATCGGAGCCGAGGCCGCGACGACGGCGGGTGCGCTGGGTGCCGTGGGCGGAACCGCCTGGGCCGGGAAGAAGGGCATCGACGCCCTGCGCGACGGCAAGAAGAAGAAGGCGTCGGCCTTCCTCAAGCTCGCCGAGGATCGCGCGCTCGAGATGCTCTACGACGAGGGCTACATCGACGAGTACGGCAACGTCTACGGTGCGGAGAAGACGGCCTCGGCCGGCGACTTCGACACGACCCTGGACACGGCCGCGCTCGAGATCCTCGAGGCCAACGGCTGGCCCGTCCACTGGAACGAGTAGAAGGTCTCCGGGGTGTTGGGGTTGACTACGGTGTGGGCCATGGTGGATGAGGTGACGAAGATCGCTGCGGTCTCGTCCCCCTCCATCAAGGCCCCACCCGCTCCCGGCGGGTTGCAGGGGCAGCTCAGTGCTACCCCTGTCGCCCCCGTCCCGTTGAAGAAGATCACCGGGAAGGCGCTGGAAAGCACCAACCTCCAGAAGACCAACTACACGTCCGTAAACACGAGAGCGCAGATACCGAACGTCACACTGACCTCTGAACAAAAGGCTCTCACGCCCCCGGTGGTCAGATCGTGAAGGAGGTTCCCTGATGGGACAGAGGATCAACAATTTGATCGAAGCTGCGCTCCTTGACGGCGCTGACGGGGTGATGACCAAGATCGCTCAAGATGCCGAGGGTGAAGCCGGCGGCGGCAAGTGCGCGAAGTGCGACAAGCCGGCCGCAGCTGGCTCCAAGCTGTGCAAGGAGTGCGCGGAGAAAGCGGCCCGTGCTGAGGAGCAGGCCGCCGGTATGGAGGAGACCGAGAAGACTTCCTCCGCTCGGCTGTACAAGCTGGCCGAGGCTGTTCAGTACATCGCCGACAACTTCGGTGACATCCAGATGCCCGTTGGTGTCCTGAAGACCGCAGAACCCGCGGCCACCATGACGCCTTCGACGTCTGGCCCCGGAGGCGGACCCAACGCCCTGCCCACCGATCTGAACTCTCCTCCCGGCGGTTCCAACACTGCCCCCGAGGGATTCGGAGAGGCCAAGGCGAAGAAGCCTCCGATGGTCCCCGGCCTCGAGGCCGGCGCGACGCCCAAGGCGGCGAAGAACGCCATCGAGACCGACGACACCACCCCGCCTGGCGGCGCTGGGGAGCAGCCTCAGATGATGCAGCCTGGTGGGCTCGGTGGTTCCACACCGCAGGCCGGCTCCAAGACTGCTTCGGCGGTCAATCGGATCAAGCAGGCCATGCTGCGTAAGCGAGCCGCCGAGAATCCGGGGACGAGCATCTCGACCCCCAAGACCATGCTTCCCACGACACCAGAGAACCAGCCCTCTGGCGTCGAACGCCCTGCGGAGGTCACTTCCCAGGAGAGCCTGATTTCGTCCAACGAGGCAGCGATCAACGCGACGAAGCGCCAGGCCAAGGAGGTTCCGAAGAAGCGGATGGGCGATGTCCTTTCCGAGCCAGCCCAGTCGAAGTCGACCGATTCGGCTCTCGACGCGGCCCTCGGTTCGGGGATGGTGAACGAGGCCGGTGCCAAGGTCGCTGCGGCACAGGCTCGTGTTCACTTGCAGAAGATCGCAAGCGCCGGATGCACCTGCGGGGGCAAAGGCGAGTGTGGATTCTGCAAGATCGCTTCACGAATTGACCAGAGGCACACGGAGGATGCTGGTGCTCTGTGGGCTGCTGGTCGGGGACCGGGAGCCACCCGGTAGAGGAGGCCATGATGCAGAAGCTCAGTGCACGAAACGTGGTGGCCGTCCTCAAGCAGATCCCAGAGGCTCTCGTGAAGACGGCCTCCGAGCGTGATCACTGGAAGGAGCGGGCCATCCGCGCCGAACAGATGCTCGGGGACTACCAGACTCGCGAGCGCGTCGAGAAGGTCGCCGCGGCCATGATCGAGAAGAACCTGAACAAGGGTCTCGATCAGGACGAACTGCGTGAGAACCTCATGCAGAAAGCCGCGGAGGGCAAGCTCGAGGTCGTGGCGGAAGCCGTCGGCATGACGGCCCGCAGCAACCCGCTGGGATTCCTGGGCGAGGACACCAACTCGACTGGGGGCGGATCCACCGGAGGAGCCTCGGCGGCGTTCGAGAACGCCATCCTGGGCTAACCCGGAGATCTGCTGGGTGAACGGAAACAAGGAACCTTGATCTAGGGAGGATCGGAAAGTGTACCAAAACTACTTCCGGACGACCAGCCCAGTCGCCGCCGTCAACCGTCAGGACTTCGTGGTCTCCGACCGCGCTCTGATGGACTTCGAGAGTGCCGCTCCTTTGGCGCTCGTGATGGGCGAGTGGCTGACGCTGGACGCCACTTACAAGCTGGCGAGGGCCGCGAACCCGGGCATCCCGCCCGGACCGTGGTGCCTCTTCATGGAGCTCGGTCGTTCCGACGGCCAGGCCATCGCAGACGGGAAGCTCGACGTCCTCTTCCAGGGCGGCTACTGGGCCGAGACGAAGGTGTTCAACACCGGCGCAGCTCCGGCCCTCGGCGCAGCCCTCGAGGTGGCGAACGTCACGCCGACCGGCATCACCGGAACGAGGTCGGGTCTCCAGACCCACGCCGGCGGGGCGAACCCCGTCATCGGGTACGTCACGAAGCTCGCAGCCGACAACGGCGGCTGGCTCCAGTTCCAGCAGACGCTGGTGTAAGGAAGGAGGGATCACATGTCGACCAGATCTCAAGTCCTCAACGATCTCTTCGTCCAGAACCTCGACAGCTACGAGGGCAAGGAGAAGGTCGCGGCCGCAGGCGGCACCTTCATTCGTGACCGGCTGCGCGAGGTCGCCTTCTCTCGGCAGATCCTGCCACCCGAGAACGTGACCAAGGCGGACTGTCAGCGGTCCACGCGCCACGACACCCTCGTCAAGATCATCGACGTGGAGCCGGAGAGCCGCGCCATGGCGATCACCTTCCGTGGTCAGCCCAAGGCTCGCTTCATCCGCGCGCCTCGCGCCGAGATCCCCTTCTTCACCATCTCGTCCGAGAAGTTCGAGAAGGTGGAGCAGGAGCTGCTCGCCTACGAGATGCCCATCACGCGCGTCATCGAAGACAACAGCGTGAAGGACATCCAGGAGGTGGAGGACCGCGAGTTCCTCCTGCACCTCGAGGCCGCCGTTCAGGCCATGCAGGCCGAGGCCAACTCCGTCGCCGCCGCGCCCGCGCTCAACAACGCGAGCATCAACGGCCTGACGCCTCCACGAGAGTTCTCCGTCCGCAAGGGCGAGCTCGCTCGTCAGCCCGGCGTCACGGACAACGCCTACGTCTGGCCGCTCCAGCGCCCGGACATCGTCAACCTCCACAAGCTGCTGGACGGGAATCGTCTGCGTGCTCAGAAGGTCCTCATGACCGAGTACGACTTCGACGATCTCAACCAGTGGACGGTCGAGGACTTCGGCGACAAGCTCCAGAGCGAGACCGCCGTCGAGGGCTACAAGTACTCGACGCTCCTCGGTCGGGCCTTCGTCCGGACGATCAAGACCGACATCCTCCGCACGGGCAACCTCTACGTGTTCACGTCGCCCGAGTTCCTCGGGAAGTTCTACGTGTTGAACAACACGAAGTTCTACATCGACAAGATCGCGAACCTGATCACCTGGCAGAGCTGGGAGGACATCGCGATGTCGATCGTGAACATCGCCTCGGTGCGGAAGCTCGAGCTCTACGCGGGCGACGCCACGCTGAACGACACCGACTCGATCCGGTCCGACGTGACCCCGGTCGACGAGGCGGATCTCGGCGCGGTGAACAACCGAGTGGACTCCGGCCTGGTGTTCCCGCAGGTGAAGGTCTACTAGCTTCGGCTTGTTCCTTCGTCCAAGCGGCAACACCGCATCGCGCGTTTTCAGAGGGGCGCGGCGTCCACAAGCGGCGTCGCGCCCCTCGTATCTGAGGTGAGGAGGTTGATCCTGTGAAGTTCGTTATCACCAACATGGTTCGTCGGACCGAGACGCGTGTGGCGCGTGCGAGGTCGGCAACCCGAGCCCGTCCCCTTCAGCGAATCTGCGGGAACAAGTTCCGCCTCGTGCGCGGCAAGAACCGCGGCGGCATCGTCATCGACGAGGATCTCCTCAACGAGCACTGGGACGAGCTCAAGGAGAAGCAGGCGGCAGGCCTGATCGCTGTCCACGAGGGGGTCTACAACGGCCCGCTCTTCGCGTTCGACTCCCTCGACCGCCAGGTCGTCGAGAACACCCCAGAGCCCGTGGAGGAGCCATCCGATGATGAGCCCGAAGACGAGGAGCAAGCTGCGGATGATTCAGAGGAGGAGGCCGAAGAGCTCGAAGAGGAAGAAGCCGAGCTCGAAGAGGAGCCCGAAGAAGAGATGACCGCCGAGCCCGAGAAGCCTGTCGAGCGGATGAACAAGGCTGAGCTCATCGCACACGCAGCGGTCATCCTCGGCGAGGACGAGGGAGCCCTCGAGGCCCTCACCAAGAAGCAGATCATGGAGAGGCTCGGATGATCATCTACAACCTCACGGACAGGACTCCCCCGTGGGAGAAGAAGCCGCGCACCCCGAACAAGATCAAGATCCGTGGTGTGCAGATTCTCCCAGGGGACCAACACGAATTCTCAGACTTCCCGCTGGCGCAGGTCTCGGGGCACATCAACGCTCATCGAGTCAGCGTCGACGGAATCCCCGACTGGTACCAGAAGGCGGAAGCGTCGGAGAAGGAAGAGCGGTTCAAGGTTCACTTCGCCCAGGTCGCCGAAAAGGCCGCTGCGGAGAAGTCCGTGAAGGCGTCTGTTGGTGCCATGGACGTCGAGGTCACGGCTGGTGACGACGGAGAGCTCGGCACCGATGACGATGAGGTGAAGATCACTCCGAAGCGCAAGAAGTCCAAGAAGGGGAAGAAGAAGTGACAAGTCTTCAGGGCCTCGACACCCCGAGTATCCCCGGGGCGTCCCAGACCTTCAACCACTTCGTGGCTCAGACCCGTCTGTTCATGCGGGACTTCCCGGAGTTGAACCGGCTGGTGGCTGGGGAGGAGACCGACGATCGTATGATCGCGTTCTGCTGCATGGAGGCCCTGAGCGACTTCAACTCCGAGCCGCCTCATCTGGGGTTCTACACCTTCGAGATGTTCGTGCAGAAGGGCTGGGTCCACCCGCTTCGCAACGGGACGATCTGCCAGATCCTGCACACGATCGGGCTGCTCCAGACGCGCAATCATCTGCCCTTCTCGGATGGCGGCCTCAACGTCGCGGTGAGCGACAAGACTCCCCTGCTCCAGAGCTGGATCCAGCTCTTCTGCAACAAGTGGGAGATGTGGAAATCGAAGGCCAAGGTGTCGCAGAACATCGCAGGCATTCTGACTGGTGAAGGGGGCGTCTCGAGCGAGCTCTTTGCCATCAACGGGTACTTCGGTATCTACTACTAAGAGGAGGTCGAGATGGCGACCTGGGCACATCGTTACTTTCGCACCCTGAAGGAGGCCACGTCTTTCCTCAATGGGGTGATTCAGATTCCGAAGGATGTCGGCGGCACGATAGACCTCGATGGTCTGACGTTGATCATCGACAAGGATGGTGGCGGCAACCGAACGGTCACCTTCGTGGGAACTGAGCTCACAGCCGAAGACATCGTGACGCAGATTGCCGCTGCCCACGCGGATCTCTCCGGCGCAGTGACCTACGTTCAGAATGTGGGTTCTTTCCACCACGGCCGGGGGCAGATCTTCTTGCGGATCGGCAAGGACGACGGGTCGGTCTACACCATTCGCGGCAACGGCACGGCGAACCCCGAGTTGGGGCTTCCGTCCCCGGCGACTCCCGCGAATGACGTCGTGGGCACGCCGTACACGAACACCGAGGCCCAGCTCATGCGCAACGTGGGCGATCAAAACCCGTGGGTCGTGGTGACCTACAAGTAGGAGCGAGACCATGTCGAACACCTTCGACGATATGATCAAAGAAGCCACGGGTCTGCCGTGGGAGATGGGTGCTCGACTCATGGTCGAGCTCCGAAGCTCCGTGCACGTCCCGGAGCAGCCGGTCATGACCAAGGAAGCTGCCTTGGGGATGATCAAGATTGCTCGGATGAGCAAGATCGCACAGACCCCCGAAGAGGCGCAGGCCATGGCGCAGGAGGCGGCGATGACCGACCCCAACATCGTGGCCGCCATGGATCACCAGCAAGCCGCTTCCGAGCGGGAGATGTTGGTGAACCGCATCAACGAGCTTCAGGTTGCCAACGAGGCGGCAACGGCTCAGGTCGAGATGGCCAACCAAGCTGCTCAGGCGGCTTCTCAGCAGTCCGAGCAGACGCAGGCCATGCTCGAGCAGGCTCACTCCGACCGGACCATGGCGGTTCAGGAGTCGATGGCCGCCAAGGACCAGGCTCTTCAGACCCAGGTCGCTGGTCAGCAGCACCGCCACCAGATCGCTCAAGCCGCCGAGCAGATGGCGGAGCAGCTCAAGTCGCTCGCCGCCACGAGTCCGGAGCAGCAGCAAGCTGAGCAAGCCATGGCTCAGCAGCAGATGGCCGAGCAACAGGCTGCGGCTCAGCAAGCTCCAGCAG